CAGCATAACATCACGTACTTGCAGTGTGTTCGGGGGCACTTACGCTGCAGTGGCTCCTTTCGTCGAAGAATTCGCCGCCGAGTGCGGCTACCCCGTGCAGTATTTCGAGATGCTGACTCAGCCCTGGAAGGTCGTTCCGTTCACGGCTTTCGCTATGGCAGGTTCCGACGCTACGCTTGTGCATGCGGCTTACAACTTTGCAGTTCAACCGTCCTGGTTGACTGTGCTTCCTTTCGCCACGTGTGCGTCGACCAAGCTCGCTTATCTGGGGGCGTATGCACGCTTTCGTGACTTAGTGGCACGTCCCGGCTGGAGAATCACTGAACCCAAGTCGTATCATTCCAGGAAGCCAGACACCAGGACGCTGTTGCCGGCTGCATATCAATTGACGACGATCGCCGACAATCCGGGCAATGTGGAAGATGCTTTCGTACATCGGCACGCCATGCCTGTGGGAGGCGACAGCCGCGCTGGGCGCGCGATGAAGCAGGCTGCTTGGGACGACTTTGCCAATCAGGTCGGCTTAGTGGACTCTGTATCGCCTTTGGAGGTTTGCAACAAGTTTGGCGGCGGTAGGCGGGAGATGTACCTCGCCGAGATGGCGCGACTAGAGCATGTGGGTTACGGCCAGGAACGCGATTTTGACAGGCTGGAGAGCCATCTTAAGATCGAACTCGCTGTGCGGGGAGAAGATGGCCCGGAGCAGGAGGCCAGTAGCACACCGCGCGCCATTCAGGCGTGCCAGCTGGGGCTCTTGTTGTTGCAGAGCACTTTCGTGACGCCTTTGATGGATAGGATGTTACACATTTGGGGTGTGGGACGTAATGGCAGGTTGTTGGGTGTCCGATGTGTGTTCGCATTTGGTTGCACAAGGGTTGACGTCTCCAATGAGGTGATGAGGCTGATGCTCATAGGAGAGCCGTTTTTTATCGATAGCGGCGACGATGGCAAGTGCTACTACCAGGAAGATGGCAAATGGTTCCTGGCCACCACGGACTCTAGCCGGCATGATGCGCACATCACGGAGACGGATTTGGTGCTCAAAATAGGGGCTATGGAGCGCTGTGGTTGTCCGAGAGACATTGTGCGAGTGTGGCGTAGCTCCCTGCACAGGAAAGGCGCTTTCTACTCCGGTGCTATGCCTTACATCGGCACCATGGCGACAGTTAATTCGGGCGCCACTGATACCACTTCGTCTAATGGTGTGCATACGGGAGTAGCTCTTATAGACTACATGCAGACTAGGGATCTGGTTGGTGTCGAGTATCGCACTGGTCTCAAACTCAAAGTGGCTTCGGTGGCCGAAACTTTCGAAGACGTGAAACACGAATTCTGTTCAGGAATCGTCGTTCAGACGGAAGTGGGACTAGCTTTCTCGGTCATGCCGGGGAGGGCTTTGGCACGATTAGCTCATACCCAC